TCTAGCGAATATCGGAGAACAAGCTATCCTGAACAAGGAAATCTACCTGCAGGCTAGCAAAGCAACCAACGAAGAAGCCTTCGGCTATCAAGAAGCCTGGGCGGAATACCGGTATAAACCGAGCCGCGTAAGCTCGGCATTCCGGAGCAACATCGAAACCGGCTCTCTGGACGCGTGGCACTACGCGGACTACTATAAGGCACTGCCGAAACTTTCGGCAGAATGGGTGCAGGAAACCTACAAAAACGTGGACAGGACACTGGCTGTACAGTCTACCCTGGAAGACCAGTACATTGCAGACTTCTGGTTTAAGTGCAAATGTACGCGGCCGATGCCTATCTACAGTATCCCTGGACTGATTGACCATCACTAAAGGGGGAACCAAGAATGGGATTCCTGGACTTTTTCAAGGGGGCATTTGCTACTGGTGCAAATTATCCCTCAAAAGATAACTGGAACGTCCAATATGAACAACAGATTGCTGACCGGGATTGGCAACGCAATCAACAGGCAGCGCAGCAAGCATTCATAAATGAAATGACCAGCGCACAAATGGCCATGAATTGGGATGCCCAGCAAGCTGCACTCAATCGCCAATTCCAACAAAGCAGCGCACAACAGGCCATGCAGTTCAGCGCCAGCGAAGCGGCCCTGAATCGCCAATGGCAAGAAGCTATGAATCAGAAGGCGATGAACTGGGATGCTCAGCAAGCTGAGATAAACCGTAACTGGCAGGCAGCTGAGGCGCAAGCAAACAGAGAATTCCAAACTGCATCTGCACAACAAGCCATGCAGTGGGAAGCCCAGCAAGCTGAGCTCCAAAGGAAGTACCAAACTGAGATGTCCAATACAAGCTATCAGAGGGCCGTAAATGACCTTAAAGCCGCTGGCCTTAATCCTATACTAGCCGCACTCAATCAGGGGGCTTCTACGCCCTCTGGGGCCATGGGAGGGGGCTTTGCGGCATCGGGGTCCATGGGCGGAGGCGCTCAAGGGTCAGGATTCACCTCTTCCGGGTCATCCGGACAAGGTTTTTCGGCATCTGGTTCCCAGGGCCGCGGATACTCTGCAACAGGTAAACAAGCATCAAGTGCCAAAGGCATCGTCAAAGACGGACTTGGTCTCCTGGGAGACATCATAAAGCTGTCGATTCACGAGCAACACCAGTCGAAGGCTGAGTTTGGGAAACTTCTCGCCGGCTTTATTGGCCGATGAGACCGTAATTTCTGTCACTCAGCTCCATTACAACAAGCTATAATGGAGCTGAGTGTAAATGGAGGACCAAAAATGCCATGCTATTCACCGATGATAGGATGGCGAAAGAAGGACGGTTCCGTGTATATATACGGGGACCTCCGGAACGAAAACTGGAAGACGGCGCCGGAATCACTTCTGAGTAAAGGGGTCAATCCATACACGGATGAAAGAATTATCATACCGTGCGGCAAGTGTACCGGATGCCGTCTCGAGTATTCGAAACAGTGGGCCGACAGATGTTACCTCGAAGCCAAAATGTGGAAAGCAAATTACTGGCTTACTCTCACATACGACGAGGAACACATTCAGCATCTCCTGATACCTGCGGTAGATAAAAAGACAGGCGAAGTCATCAAAGTAGCAAGCCTGTACAAAAAAGACCTACAGGACTTTATGAAACGTATCCGGGAACGATGGAAAAGAATGCACGATAATACCAACGTGAGATTCTACGCGTGCGGAGAGTATGGGGAACAAAATCACCGACCTCACTTTCATGTCATCTTATTCAACTTTGTGATACCAGACCTAGAACTCATAGCAAACAAGAACGGATTCGCAGTATTCCAATCCGAGGAGGTCAGCAAGGTATGGGGCATGGGAAATGTAACCATAAACCGAAATTCGTGGCTGACGGCTGCCTATACCGCGCGCTACATGATGAAAAAGCGCAAAGGGAAATGGGCAAAACAGGAATACGCAGAAGCCGGAATAAATCCGGAATTCTGCCTCTGCTCCAGAAAACCCGGAATCGGATACGGATACTACGAAGCACACAAAGATGAAATATACAGCAAGGACGGTATCGCATATGCAAAAGCGAAAGGGGGCGCACAAACCAGAAAACCACCAAAGTATTTCGACAAGTTGTTTAAACTGGAAAATCCGAAAAAATTCGAAGAAATACAAGAATTACGGAAAAATGTGGCAGAGCACCAGTTCAAATACAGACTTGTTGGAAAAACAACATTACCGCGAATAGAATACTACAAAATTGAGGAACAGGTCAAGCAGGACACTATTAAAGCGCTAAGGCGGACGCTGTAAAGTGGAAGAAGCCCCCGGAGAAATCCGGGGGCTTTGTGCTGGCCGCGCCGGCACCCTAAAGGGGCCCCCGACGCTTTTATGGCCAGCAGGCCAATAAGGAAAGGGGCAAACCTTTACGAAAAATCGAAAAATAGTTGAAAAAACATAAAAAAATAATTAATGCAAAAAATTAAAAAAATGATATAATTAAGATAAAGAAAGGAAAGGAGATAAAAACAAATGGAAATCTACATTATCAAAAACTACTGCTGGTACAACGAGGACACAGACCAAATCCAAGACGACCACAGAATACCGCACCTGGAACTCACAAAAACAAGAAAGGAGGTAAAAAAAATTGCAGAAGAATACGGGGTAAAAATCATAAAATGGGAAAAAAAAGAAAGGAAAGGACGGGATGAAAAAATACTAGAAACGCTATACACAATAAAAGTGGGAGAGAAAATCCATATCACAAAAAACAAGAGCTACGCGAAAAAACTTGCAATACAAGCAGAATGGGAAGAACAAAATAAGGAGTTGGAACAGTACAATGGAAATATGGGATATGATGATTAACCTCACCAGAACACAAGCCGAAAAAGCATTCCGCGAAATGGACTTTGAAGCATCTACAACACTCTACAACCTACTGGAAGACTTTGAAAGAATCAAAACAGCCTATGGGAAAGGAGACAAAACAAATGTTTAATCTGACCAATAAACAAGCAAAAGTCCTAGATGAGCTTATCATGATGGAAAAAGCCAAAGAAACCAAAAATGCATGGATTTCCTTCCGACTGCTTGCAAACGTAAGCGCAAAAGACTACAATAAAATCGAGCAGGAAGGAGGTGAAGACAATGGCATACAGACGTAAAGCAAGACGAGGGGACCACAGAATGTTCATGCGCACGGCAGGGACCACGAAGCAAATCAACATCACGCCTAAAATCATGCGAGGAGGCATCAGACTTTGAAAGGCTATCTGTACAGCATCTACGACACCAAACTGAAGCAGGTACTGATGATGTCAATTCATCAGCACGACAAGGACGCCAGGGAAAATTTCCAGAAGGCAACGAAGGAATTCGACGCAAGGTCCCTGGTTCTCTGCCGAATGGCGGACATCGACACCGAAGAAAACGAACTCACAATATCAAAACAGGAGGTAATCGCACGTGGCAAAAACAACCTCAAACACGCCAAGGTTCTACAGCCGGCTGAATCTGCCGGAGCTGAAACCGTCTCCAGCGGGAAGTGAATGGGCTGAAAAATGCGTCATTGACGTGGACAGCGAAACCGGGGCGAAGGTCCTGAAAATAGTCGGCCGGGAAAACATTTACGAGAAAATCCAGGAGTGCCTGGAACCGACAAAAATCGAGAATATCATCCGTCGATTTGAAGAAGGGGACCCGACGGCACTGGGACACGAAAGCGGCATCTATGCCGACATCAGCGATATGCCGACAAACATCATCGAGGCGCAGAAGCGCATCCAGGACGTGCAGGCAAAATTCGCAGCGCTGCCTATCGACATCAAGGAAAAATTCGGAAACGACCCGACCGTTTTCATGGCAGAAATCCTTTCAGGGGAAGGATTGCAGAAACTGAAGAAGGAACCTGAAACCGCGGTACAGGAGGAAATCAGGGATGAACAGAAACAGTAACAGCCGTTTCGCACAAGCTCCGCAGGTAGATATACAGCGGTCCACCTTTGACCGCTCCAGTGGGCACAAAACAACATTTAATGCGGGCAAATTGGTGCCCATCTATGTGGACGAGGTTTTACCCGGAGACACCTTCGAAATGAAGACGTCGGCCATTATACGGGGAAGTACGCCTATCTTTCCCGTCATGGACAACGCCAACCTGGACATTTATTTCTTCTTCGTCCCAAACCGTCTAGTCTGGGCCCACTGGAAGGAATTCAACGGCGAAAACACAACCAGCAAATGGGAACAGACTGTAGAATACAGCATTCCGCAGATGGCTCCTCCTCTAGCCATTACTGGAACTGTAAACACGCCTGCGGGATGGGAAAAAGGAACCCTGGCGGACTATATGGGCATTCCTACACAAGTAGGACCTGGAGCCTCACAAACCAATCCAGAATACACCGTCAACCATCTGCCTTTCAGAGCATACTGTCTAATATGGAACGAATGGTTTCGGGACCAGAACCTACAGGACCCGGTCCTCATCGACACCGGCGATTCACAAACCAACGGTAGACACCTGGTGCCAGAAGGGAACTCAATCACATTTGAGAACCAAGCAGCTTTAAAAGGGGCCAATCTTCTGCCGGTAAACAAATACTTCGATTACTTTACA